TGCAGAATTGTTAATGCAAGCCTTCGGAGCGAAAAGCAAAAGAAACGACTTGTATGAATGGGATATAAATGGCGGGTCAATTAGAGCCATCCCTTTAAGTGGTGAAAAAATTCGTGGTTTCCGTGCTAATATACTGGTTCTAGATGAGTTTCTTTTACTACCTGAAGAGTTGATCAAAAATGTTTTAATGCCTTTTCTAGTAGCCCCTCAAGACATGAAGCGCCGCATTGATATTCGAGAGATGGAGGATCTTTTGATTAAAGAGGGAAAGATGAAAGAAGAAGAGAGAATGGTGTTTATAAATAATTCTAAAATGATAGCTCTGTCTTCAGCTAGTTATACTTTCGAGAATTTATATAAAACATATCAGGAATGGATAAATAAAATTACATCGCCTCAAAAAGATGAGTCTTCATATTTCGTATCCCAGCTAAGTTACGAGGCTTTACCCGCAGAGATGATTGATAAAACAATTATTGAAGAAGCAGAAAGCGGGGGGACTTCTCACTCAGCTTTCCTTCGGGAATATTGCGCTCAGTTTACAGATGGATCTGACAGTTATTTTAGCGCTAAAAAAATGGAGGAGTGCACGTTGAAAGATGAGCTTCCTCACTCTTTAATAAAAGGGACTGCTGGAAAAAAATATATTGTAGGTGTTGATCCTAATATGAGTGATAGCCCTAATGCTGATTATTTTGCGATAGCAGTAATGGAGCTTGACGAGGAAACAGGAGTAGGTACTTTAGTTCATACTTACGCAGGATTAGGCAATTTAAATAACCACGTTAAATATTTTAGTTACATTATGACGTATTTTGATGTGGTTATGATCATTTGCGACAACGCAGGCGGAGATATCTTTTTTGACACTTGTAATCAATCTGATTATTTTAAAAAACCGAATATTAATATTAAACTTATTAATTTTACTCCAGAAGTTGATAATCCAGAGTATGAAAGCGAATTGAGATCTGCTAGGCTTCAGTATAACCTATCAGAAAATAAAATAGCTTACAACCAAGTTTTCTCAACTAATTTCATAAGAAAAGCAAACGAGTATCTCCAAGCTTGTATAGATTATAAAAAAGTTTTATTTGCATCAAGGACATGTTCTAATGAGGCTTTTTTCGACAGCTCGATTAAAACCAACTTACCTAACGAATGCGTATTCGTAGATGGTAAAAAAGATTGGTCTATCTTAGATTTTATAGAGAACCAAGACGACTTTATATATCAAACTAAAAAGCAGTGCGCTTTAGTAGAGTATAAAACTACTTCGAGAGGACAGCAGTCTTTCGACTTGCCCCAACACCTTAAAAGAGGCAGCTCTGCGAATAAAGCTAGAAAAGATAATTACTCGGCTTTTATGTTAGCTAATTGGGGAGTTAAGTGCTATAATGACATAATGCAACAAAAAGTAGAACAAAACTTAAATACTTTTACTCCTTTAATGTTTTAGTGTAATTCCTAAAGGATATGGCCAATTTAATCCGCAAAAAACAAGTAGACCAAACTGAATTTTCCGGTTTTTTCGTAAACGTGGGGGATTCTAATTATTACCCATTACCTACTAACCCCTCAGGTTATGCTACTACAACAGAACTATCGACAAGCACTGGGGAATTATATACTGATATTCAGGGAGCCTCAGGGGTTTTAAACTCGGCTATTGCCCAGACTGGGGTAGCGGCAAATTCATACACGAATTCTGTAAGCGGAGATATTTCCACAAGATTGGAGTCTACCGGCTCGTTGCTTAACACAGATACAAACAATCTTAGCGGTTATGTAGGAACTACAAGTGGAAATTTAAATACTACTATTAATACGTCTAGTGGAACTCTTAATACTAAAATCAATTCTACTAGTGGAGACCTTACAGCTTACACTAATACTGTTTCAGGCAACTTGTCTACTGAAATAGCCAACAGCTCTAGCTCTACCGTGGTTAATAATATAGTTAGCGGTAACGACTTCGCTTTTACGGGTGATAAAGTTTTTAGATCTGAAGTTACGGCTTCTATTATAAATGTAAGCGGGTCTAATGTTCCAACAGACATTTCTTTGACGGCTGGGTCAGGAATTGTTTCTGTAGTTGGCTCGAATGGTACTTTTATGTCTTTTGTAGAAACTGGAGTGGGTAGTAACTCTAGTAGTTTATTCGCTGTTAACGATGCTGCTGGATTAGCTTATTTAGAAATGTTTGATAACACGACTTTAGTTTTAGGTCGAAACGCTAGTCAAGCTGTCGTAATCAGCGGTACGAATGGAACTGTAATTATGCCTAATCTACCTACTAGTTCTGCTGGGTTACCTGCGGGAGCGCTTTATAATAGCGGCGGAACATTAAAGATAGTTTAATAGAAAATTTTAAAATGAGAAAGAAAACTAGTCAAGATATTACACCTTTAATGGCCACAGCCTCTTCAGGTAGCGATAACGCTTTAAAATCAAGAAGGAATATAGCTGGAACGATAGAAAGGACGGATCGCTTCCATAATATTGAATATGGGTTAGTGCCATTTAAATACTCAAATACGGTTGCTAATAAAAGCGCTTTAAACGTAAGAGACGCTGTTATTTTATGTCAAAAAGCATACTATAATTTTTCTTCATTTAGGAACGTTATTGACTTGATGACTGAATTTTCTTGTAGTCCTATCTATTTTACAGGGGGAAATAAAAAATCAAGAGACTTTCTTCAAGCTTTATTTAAAAAAATAAACATTAATAGTTTTGTTGATAAATTTTTTAGAGAGTATTTCAGGTCAGGAAACGTATTTACTTATAGATTCGACTACAAAGTAGATAAAAGCGATTTACCAAGAATAACGCAAGTTTTTGGTAGCAGCGCAAGCTCCTTAGCTGTAGATCAAGAATTAAAACTTCCATCTAACTATATGGTTTTGAATCCTGCCGATATCCAGTACGGTGGAAATATTTCTTTCGTTGGATCTAACTATTATAAAATTCTTACCGACTACGAATTACAAAGATTAAAAGACCCTAGAACCGAAGAAGACAAAGAAGTCTTAAAAAGCTTAAGTCCAGAAAATAGAAAAAAAATTGCTAAGAAAAATTTGACTGGCTCTTTTGTTACGTTACCCCTTGATGTAGATAAGGTTACAGCAGTATTTTACAAAAAACAAGATTACGAACCATTTGCTATTCCAATGGGATTTCCTGTTTTAGAGGATATTAATTGGAAACAGGAGATGAAAAAAATGGACATGGCTTTAACCCGCACAACACAACAAGCTGTTTTGTTAATCACAATGGGTAGCGAGTTAAAAAATGGAACATTAAATGTAAATCAAAAAAATATAGAAGCGATGCAATCCCTTTTCCAAAATCAATCAGTAGGAAAAGTTCTTGTGTCAGATTACACTACGAAAGCAGAATTTGTTATTCCTAATATTGCTTCTATTTTAGATCCCAGAAAATAAGAAGTGGTCAACACGGATATCCAGCAAGGCCTAAATAATATTTTAATTGGGGAGGAAAAATTCTCTAGCACTAGCATTAAAGTTAATATATTCCTTCAAAGATTAGAGCAGGGTAGGCAAGCTTTTATAGATAACTTTTTATTTCCAGAAGTAAAAAGATTATGTAGAAGCTTAGGGTTTAAGAATTTTCCAACTCCGCATTTTGAATCAATTGATATTAAAGATTCTTCAGTTTGGCAAAGGGTTGTTGCTCAATTAATGCAGTTGGGCGTTTTAACGGCTGAAGAAGGGATTCAAGCGATTGAAAATGGCCGACTGCCAGATTATGAAGAATCAGTAGAGTCTCAAAGAAAATTTAAGGGCTTAAAAGAAGAAGGCTTATACTCTCCTGTTTCTCCTAATAGTGGAGGAGCGCCTATAAACACAGGGAGACCTCCGGGGGTTTCTACCCCTCAGTCTACTAAAAATGTTTCGCCTCAAGGTGATAACAAAAAAGCTCCAGCAATAGCTAATTACTCAATGGTTAAAGTAGGAGAAAGCTTTAAAGATTTTCAAAAACTAGAAAACGAAGTTAAAGCTTTTTTCAGAAAAAAACATAGTAAGAAAAATTTAACTAAAAAGCAGAAAGAAGTTTGCGAAGAAATGGCGAAAGAAATATTTATCAATGAAGATAAAAACAATTGGCCTTCGGCTATAGAGCTTCACTCAACCGGAAAAGTAAAAACGAATAAAAACAAATTAGACCACTTAAATAAGTTAGCAGAACACTTCGGTTTAGATTTATTTTCAGCGGCGGTTTTAAATTATAGTCAAATTTCCTAATATTTTGTGTAAAATTAAAGTAGTAAAACTGAAATGAACTCCGACAGTAAAAACAATAAAAAAATAGACTCCGATTATTGGGTAGATTTTGTCTCTAAGGAGATCGAAGCGGCTAGAAGATCTGGGCCTAAAAGCTCTGCGCAAACACCAGCGGAGCCTAACGAGAAAAAAAGGGGCTCTAGTAAAAATAAACCCGGATCAGCTTCTTCGAAATCTGAAAAAGCAATTAAATTTTCAGTTCAAGTTGTAGAGTCTCTTAAAAACAAAGCAAAAGAACACAACGCTAAGTATTCAAGAAAAGTTTCTCTATCTCAACTTAAGAAAGTCTACAGGAGAGGAGCTGGAGCATTTATCCAATCGCACAGACCGGGGAAGACTAGGACCCAATGGGCAATGGCTAGAGTAAACATGTTCTTGCGAATGATGAGTGGAGGCAAAGTAAAAGAAGCTTACAGAAAAGCAGATCAAGATATTTCGAAAGCCTCTGTAGTTGACATTTCTGATTTTTGGGAAGCGGAGGACCAAGATTTTATTTTAGCTACTTTAGATCTAAAAGGATTCGAAGATTTTGACTTCGACGATATCGACGAGCTTTATATTGATGGAGAAAAAAATACTGAGAAATGGTTTGAACTTTAATTATGAAACATAAATATACAACTACATTTAGTTCTATTTTGAAACCTTTGGTTTCAGAAGAGAAAGATAAGTATTTGGCTTTAGCTTCGCTAGTCGAGGTAGGTAATTTTATTCCTAACGTTGACACTGAGAAAAATATTGACCTTTTACCAGTAGCTTTTAACGCTGCAGTGGTCAACAGAGTTAATAAAAATGGAGATGTTATCGACTCTAAAACTGCGATAGCCATGTACGAAAATTTCATTAATAAGCCAATTAATCTAGAACATAATAGAGAAAGAATTTTTGGTGTTATATTAACAGCTGGTTTTAGCGAGTTTGGAACTGACACTCCTTTATCCGTTGAACAAGTAAAAGATTTAAAAAGCCCATTTAATATTACTCTAGGAGGAGTTATTTGGAAAATTTCTAACCCTGATCTAGCGGAAAAAATTGAGGACTCAAGCGATTCTGCAAGTCAAAGTTACCAAGCGGTCAGCGCTAGTTGGGAGTTAGGTTTTAGCGAATATGATTTGGTCGTTATCGAAGGCGAGTCTAAAAACATCGAAGATGGGGCTGAAATTTCTGAGCAGGAAAAGGTAGACAGTATGAAGTCTAAACTTAGGGCCTTTGGCGGCTCAGGGAAGGTAGACGAAGACACATTCGTTTATCGAAAAGTTATTGGAAACGTTATTCCTTTAGGTGTTGGTTTAACTGAAACTCCTGCGGCTGATGTCAAAGGAGTGGCGACAAATGCCGTTTTAGCAACAGAAGAATCTGAAATTGTTCAGGAGGAAAACGTTGCAAGTAAAGAAAATATTTCCAATTTTAAAAAAACAAATGTAAATAATAGTAAAGATTACAAGTCTATGAAAATCACAAGCATTAACGACATAACAGATGAGAGTTTGAAAGAAATTTCTGCTTCTCAGATTTCAGAGCTTATAGAGCAGGAGCTTAAGGACGCTTCAGAAAAATTCGCCGCCGAAAAGGGAGCGGTTGATTCAGCTCTTCTAGCTACACAGGAAAAGTACGAGACTCTTTTGAGCTCTCAAGACTCCCTTAAACAAGAAATGAACTCTCTAAAGGAGGCTTTGCAAGCTTCTCAGGAAGAGATCCAAAAAGCAGCAGCCTCTGAAGCGTTTAACGCTAGAATGTCTGGTTTCGAATCCGAATTCGAATTAGACGATAAAATGAGAAAGGTTATTGCTTCTGACATTTCCGGGCTTAATAACGAAGCTTTCCAAGCTTATAAAGAAAAAATTTCAGCTTTTTTACAGCTTAAAAAAGAAGAAGATGCTCAAAAACAAATCGAAGAAGTTAAAGCTTCTGCTGAACACGTAGTAGAAGAAGTTACGGAAAAAGCAGAAAAAGAAGTCGTAGATGTACCTATGACTTTGTCAGCTTCAGAAGAAACTGTTTTCGAAAAATACAAATCGGCTTTCAACTACGACGGTTTCGTAGTTAGCTAACTAACAATAAAATACAAATAATATAAGGAAAAAATATGGCTTACTCACTTAGACCATTTAGAGATTACAGCGAACACAACGTTTTAAACTTGTTCGGCTATGATACTCAGCTTTTAACAGCTGGATCTATCAGCATCACCAAGGGAACCTTAGTCAAAATAGCAACTGGATGGAAGAATTACGATTCCTCTGCAGAGCTTGGCGGTGGCCTTGAGTTTATCGGGAGTGCGGGCACTCTGGACCCTACCAATGTTACTTCTCAACGTTATGGCGTTACAGCAGACGTTATTCAAAGTACTACTGGCGAAACTCCTATTGGAATGACTCTTTACGACGTTAAAGATGCAGACGAAAACGGAGAGTTGCTCAAGTATAACCCACGCAAAGCTGCAGAAATGCAGGCTGTTATTCCCGGGCAAGCAGTTCCTGTCGTAACTAAAGGTATCTTTTTAGTTCAAGATGTCGATGGAACACCTGCTGCAGGCGGAGTGGCTTACGCAGGAGCATCTGGAATGATCACCGCTACCCAAGCTTCCAATGTCGCAGTTGGTAAGTTCCTTGGCGCAGCTGATACTAACGGAGACACTCTTGTCAAATTGGAACTTTAATATAAAGGATATACTATAATGAGAATTAAATTAAAAAATACTCCTGAGCAAGTAGAATTAATCAAAGCTTTAGGATCTAAGAACAGACTTGTTGCCGCTGAAGCTTCAGAAGCTTTCGCTGCTTTTCTCGGCCCTGTTATTCAAAGAGTGATTCAGCAGGCTGGTACAGCATCAGCAGTTTATACTGACGCTCCTTTCGACGAAAACGATTCACCTTCTTACCCTCTCGATTTGTATTACAATGAGTTGGCAAATGGTTATGTTAGCGTCTGGTCTCAGACTTTAGCTGGTGGATTACCTAACGCACAGGACGTTTCAGCAGTGCAAGAAGTTAAGATTGCCACTTATCGTTTAGATAGCGCCGTCTCTATTAATAAAAGATATGCTCGTCAAGCTCGTTTAGATGTTATCGCTAAACTAGTAGAGCGTATGTCTCAAGAAGTCTTAGTTAAGCAGGAGCGTAATGCTTGGGCTGTTCTTCTGAAGGCTCTTGGCGAAGCTTCTACTACTCCTTCTGGAGGATCTGCACTTAAACACTATACTGAAGCTGGAACTTTAACTGAATTTAAATTAGATGATTTAAATAAGTTAATGACTAGAGTTAAGAGAATTAACGAGTCTTGGGCTGGCGGTACTCCTGCTGATCCGTATAGCACTGGTTTAACTGATCTTTACGTCTCTCCTGAGATTAAAGAAAAGATCCGTGCTTTTGCTTACAACCCTCTTAATACTGTTGGTGGAGTAAGAACTACTGGCGGAGGCTCTGATACAAGCACAGATTCTTCAATCGCTCTTCCTGACGGAATGAGAGAAGATATCTATCGTAACGCTGGTATGCAAGAGATTTATGGTGTTAATATTGTTGAATTAATTGAACTTGGTCTTAGTAAGAAATACAACGTTCTTTTTGATAATTATATTACTAATATCCCTACTGGAGCAGCTTTCAATCCTGCGACTCACCAGATTCTTGTCGGAGTTGACAACTCTAAGGGCGCTTTAATTCGTCCTATTGCAACTAACTCAGAAACTGGAGGTTCTTTCACCGTTCAACCTGACGATCAATTCTTGCAAAGAACTGATAAGACTGGTTTCTACGGAGCAATGGAAGAGGGTCGTATCTGTATTGATGCAAGGGCTCTTTCTGGAATTATTGTCTAATATAAATAGATGTTCACCCGCTAGGTTAACCCCTAGCGGGTTTTTTTTTGATATAATCATAGTATTTCAATATAACTTATTATGCCTAGAAAAAAGAAGCTAAAACAACTCAAACAAATAGACGGCAAAGCAGAGCCATCTAAACCTATGACTTTAGATCAAATATGGGGGGAGACAGGACTCTCTAAATATGGATTATCAGACGTTGAGGAGTATAAAAATTATATTAATAATTTAAATAGAACAGATATCCATAATCACGCTTTAGAAGTGGGAATTATCCCCGTAGATAATATGGAAATTTTAGTAGCTAGATTAGAAAGAGAATTTATTAGGCACCTATCTTCATACCAAGCTTCTAACAAAGCAGAGGTTAAACAAAAAAAGATATCCAAAGAAGTTGCTAAGATTCTATCCGAAGGAAGATAGTTTGTGTAATTTATTAGATGGGAAATCTTATTAGGCTAAAGCAGGTAGATAAACCTGAGTTTTCTGGTTACATAGAGCAGATAGGCGATCTTAAATACTATCTAGAGTCTAATCCTTCAGGTTTCTTATCTTCAATTAGCGGAGACTCCCACTTCCTAGAACTAAGCGGGGATGTTTTTGCGTTAAGTGGAGATCTTTCTTCGAATTTAACCACGACAGGTCAAACACTGTCTTCCGATCTCGATTCTACAGGGCAAACATTAAGCAGCAAAACAAACGCTCTTAGCGGCTACGTAGAGTCTTCCAACGCTAACATAGTTACTGTATCCGGGGATGTAAATACAGCCCTTAACACTTCTACAGGTTACGCCTTTAGTGTGGGTACTGATTTATCAGGAGACGTATCTTCGTTAAGCGGTTATGTAACCACTGAAGATAGCTCGTTAAACTCAAAGATTACGAGCACTAGCGGCACTTTATCTTCTAGAATATCTTCTTTAGAAGGGGTATTTTCAAATAGCGGAAGTAGTTTCGTTGATTTAGTTTCTAATAACCAAACGATTTCTGGTCAGAAGAATTTTGATTCTAGAACAAATTTTAAATTAATTAACATAGTTCCTGTTACTGGAGATTATATTAACCCCGGAGGATTAAATAATTATTTCTACACGCAGTTTTCAGACGATGCGACTTTTTTTGTGAGCGGAGTAAGCGGATTTCAAACAGGAGGCTATATGACCGGAGATATTTTTGTTAACAAAATGGTTTTTCCAGATGGAAACGAATGCATAATATCTTCTAATATTTACACGGGAACTTATTAATATGAGCACGGTACACGGTTCTTATGATACGGCAGGTAAAAGTTGCGTTTTGTTGTATGATTTTTCTGCAGGTTCTTTTAATGGAGAGCCTACTACGAATCTTTTCGATCAACCAGCTACAAACGCTGATTTTGAAATAAAACCTACAGGCTCCGGTAGGCAATTTAACAAATTAGCTTATGCGGATTTTGAGACTAATGCTTCTGGAAATTATTTAGACACAGACTCTGTATACAAATACAGTTTTTCCACTAGCGAGTATGATACGAATGTCACCCAAACTGGAGGGGGTAACAAGCACGGATTCCTTATTAATATAATTAGAGGGGAAACTTACACTGCTTCCGTAGACGTTTTCGTTTCGCCCGATCATCCACGAACAGGCGAGCAACCAATATTTAGTTTAAATCCTAATTTATCAGGATCTTTTACCACAGTAACAAGCAATTACGATTGCCAAAGAAAAGGCTCATGGCAAACAATTCAGGAAAAAGTTTTTGTTCCAACCGCTGCGACTGCAGTTTCTGCAAACCCTACATACTTAGAAGTAAGTGTCGAAAATAAAACTTCCTCTCATCCTTATTATAATCAAGGATCTAGTTTTGGTTTTAAATTAGGAAATACAGAAGGTAAAACTTTATATTTATACAAAGGAGGATCGTACGTATTTACTCAAACTAACGAGTCTAATTCTTTAGATGAATTGTATATATCTACCTCTATAGACTCTGGAGGGGGAGATAATAATTACCAAAATGGTTTTACTTACTATGGTAATAAAGGCGCAGATGGGTACGCTGTGTTTAACGTGCCTTATAATTCTCCAAGCGTTTTATATTACAATTCTAGAAGGAATGGTAGCTCATACGTAGGAGGCAAGATTAATATAGTCGGAGGTTATAACTCTGGAAACATTGGCAACGTGGGCAACGTAGGAAACGTAGGCAACACAGGAAACACTGGAACCACTTTAACATCGGAGTCTTATGCAGTTTGCTTTGATCCCACTAGGGGTATTGCTAACTCTGGGGACGGAGACATAAGCGCTGGGTATATTCTATATAAAAACATGCAATTTGAACGTAATAAAATTATGTTTAAAGGACAAAAGCATAAGACTCATTTTACTTCTACTTCAAGATCAGCAATAGCTACTATTTTTGATTTAACTGGTAATTCAAAAGACTCTAGTCAAACAAATGCTAATTATGACTCCGCAGGGTATTTACTTTTCGGAAAGAGAAATAATTTAAATGATGGCGGCTTTATAGACTTAAACTTAAAGAGCAATCAAAGCTCTACTTTCTCTATGGGTAGTAATACTAATCAATCTTTTGATTTCTGGTTTAAGCAGACTTCGGCTTCAAATACTAGAGCTTATTTATTTTCTAGATCTTCTTCGGTAAAAAATAATTTATTCGTAGCAAACGAAGGCTACCCTCATTATATTTACATTGAAAATCAAAAGGTTTACTTTAGTTTTTCAGCTTCAAATAATAAAACTTTTGCTGGTTATACGTTAAACCAAGTAGTTCAAATTGGAACATTGTATCATTTAATTGTTTCTGTCAACTTAAACGCAGTGGTAGGAGAAAAAATAAAAATTTATGTAAATGGATCATTAGTTCCTTCATCTGTTTTTTCAGAATTACCGGCTCCAGAAAGTTTTAATTTCAACAATGTTCAGTCTTCTGTCGGAACAGTTGGCTTTACAGCAGAAAGGTCTCAAACAGGTTTTAAAAACAACATAACTCAGTTTTACAAGATATCTTCTTACGATAGCAATGGAGAATCAATATCTTCCAATGCTATTTCGGTTCCGACTAACTCTTTAAAACAATCTATAAAATTAGCTTGGAATAGCGTGCCGACAGCTTCTGGTTATTATCTCTATAGATCTGGATCTTCGGTTTTTAACTCTTCATCTTTTTTAGCTGATATTAATAGCGTAGATACTCTATCTTTTATCGATGAAAATTACCCGTTAAAGACAGGAGGGCCTAAAACAATATCTACTTTTTCAAATCCTTACGACAAAAATATTACTAGTTTTATTGATGAAAACGGCTCGAAATTAAGCTTCGGGGACTACCCAACGACTTCTTTTACAGCTAATTATTTTGAAGGTTATATATTTAGAATAGCATTTTATAATGTTACAATTTCAAGCTCTCAAGTCGAAAAAAATTATAATTCTTTTTTATACAAGTATAAATCTGAGATTTCTCTCTTATCCAATGAGATATCAAGACCAAAAAGTGTAATTCAAAGAAAGGTTCAGTATTAAATGGCTATTACAAGATATGCAGGAGATAGGTTTGTAGGTTTAGATGAAGAAAAAAACTCTTTACTGACCAAAGTAGTAGATGGAGCTTTTTATATAGCTACCGATCTCGACAAACAATACCTTAAAAAAGATGGTTCATGGGTAGAAGTAGGGGTTGGCATAGATGGATCAGGTATTAGCGGATATCTACCTTTATGGCTAGATGAGGATACCATAGGTAATAGTCTTATTTATCAATCTGGCGCAAATATTGGCATCAATACAATTAACCCTGAACATGCGCTACACGTAAGCGGCGATGTACAAATTAGCGGCTACCTTTACGATTCGACTAATTCGACTGGTACAGCAGGTTATGTTTTAACTTCTGAGGTTGGAGGTCCGCAGTGGCAGACGATAGAAGATGTATTATCTGGCGTCGGAGGAAGCGGAACGGCTAATTATGTAGCTCGCTGGGCTGATGAAGATACCTTAACGACAGGAATCTTGTATGATACCTCTTTAGCAGTTGGTATAGGAACGTCAACCCCCGGAGAAGCTTTAGAGGTTGTCGGTAATGTAGAAGCTGATGAATTTATAGGAGATTTAAGGGGGGCTGTAGTATTTAAAGCTAACGCTGGAGAAAATATATCAAAAGGCCAAGTCGTTTATATATCTGGGATTAGCGGTAATAAAACTGTAGTGTCTTTAGCAGATGCAAATACTGCTAGTAAAATGCCAGCTTTTGGCGTAGCTTCTGAAACGGCGAGTCAAAATTCAGATATAACTATTGTTACTTTTGGTAGGATAAACAATTTAAATACTTCTTCATACGTTGAAGGGACAGAGTTATATGTATCTGATACTCCCGGTGTTTTAAGTAATACAGCGCCCTCAGGAGAATCTTCTTTAATTCAAAAAATTGCTAAGGTTACTAGGCAAGATAATTCTGCCGGGTCCATGACCATCATGGGAGCAGGAAGGACAAATGCTGTACCTAATTTAAATGAAGGTCATTTGTTTGTTGGTAACGCAAGTAATCAAGCCGTATCAGATAATACTCTACATGTTGACATAGCTAATGATAGAGTAGGTATTAACACCCCTTCCCCACAGCATAATTTACATATTTCAGGTGATGTTGCTGTTAGTGGCTACCTTTATGATTCAACTAATTCTACGGGTTTAGCTGGTTATGTTTTATCTTCTCAAGAAGATGGGCCTCAATGGAAACAGATTGAAGACGTTTTATCTGGCGTTGGAGGTTCTGGCGCTGCTAATTATGTAGCTCGCTGGGCTGATGAAGATACTTTAACTACAGGAGTATTGGTTGATAATGGAACTAATGTTGGTATAGGTGAAATAACTCCTACATTAGGCAAGTTGCAAGTTGCTGGTAGAGGATACTTTGGTCCCGTTGGGACTGGTGATGCTACAACTAAAGCTTTAATGGACACTTACAGTGTTCTTAAGCTAAAACCTCATGATAGTAATTCCACCAATATGACTTTCGCACAAGTTAATAGTGGTAATGGTATTGGTATTCAGGTAACAAATAGTACGCAAACCGCAGATTGGGATATTGCGTTAAATCCTTATGGTGGTAATGTTGGTATAGGTACTACAGCTCCAGATGCAAGCTTAGATGTTAGGTCTGCCTCTGGTTCAGTCGGTTTGACTGTAGGAAATACTACAGGAGACACTAGATTGCAGATTTCATCTACAGAGAACTCAGATGTTACTTTTAATGTCGGTGATTCCTCTGGCTTGGGTACTAGTAGATCGTTCATTTTCAAAACTGGTAATACTGAACGAATGCGGATAGAGGGTGGCAGTGTTGGTATAGGTACTATAAGTCCTACAGAAAAATTACACGTTGTTGGTAAAGCTTTAATTACTGATGATGTGCAATTAACAGGTAGCAACCCTAGAATAGATTTTAATACTAACGGGTCAAGCTCTCTAAGGTTCTATGATACGACTAATGCTGCAGAAAGAATGCGTATTAATACCAGCGGTAACCTTGGGATCAATACGACAAGTCCCTCTTCTAAATTGCAAGTGGTCGGTTCTACTTCTGGGGATTCTGTACTAAAAGTCGATGGAACAAATGGAACGCTGTTCGAAGTAGTCGATGATTTAAGTGGTTCTTTGATGTCTGTGAATGATGCGGCAGGTCTACCTGTGTTTGAGGTTTTTGCAGATAATCATATTGTAGCAGGACGTTATAATCAAAATGACTTTTATCTTGATACAAATGGAAACTTAGGATTAGGGACAAGCTCTCCTTCTTCAGTTTTAGATATATATGAACAAAGCGGTAAA